GTATCACCAAAATGATACCGCAAACAAATCGTTTTCAGCGATCTGCTATAACAAGGAAATGTCTCCCCCCGCTTGACCAGGGTAGGTCAGAACGGAAGAACACAAGTGATGGAAGAACTATATCTGTCTTCAATCACGAATTGATTCAGTCTGTGCATAGGTCCTTTCGGGCCATCGGCATACGCCGACCAGCATCAGATTGGGTTGATCAATCCTTCCTACACCAACAGTCTGAAAGTATTTCGCCCCTTCACATTAAGAACGTGAAGGCCACCCTAGAGTGGCATGCGGCAAAAATACTTTGTCAACCATTAGTAACTCCTCAACCCCCTCTAAAGTTCTTTCGATTAGAGGTTGTTGAGAAGGCTCTCAAGATGAGAGCGGCGCGCAGTAATAGATGGCGGTTGAAAGTCGCCTCGACACTATTACGAGTCAAATTAGGTATATATCTACCTCTCCCTAGCCTTGCAGCAATCACGCTGGAGGAGCATAAGTCTGTGCTCACCCAATGTACCGCCACTGACCCCGAAATCTTACAGGACCTGTTCGATTTCGCAGTCGAAGTGTTTAGGGAATCGAAATTTGACGAGATACCAGAGTTTCCCCCAATACCAACAAGCGCCTCCTTCTTTAGCAAAAAGAAGGACTCGGGATCCAAAGGAACTCTGAAGAGTAGATTTAACCTGGACCCTTACGCATTCATGGACAAAATTCCAGGAATGTGTAAAGAGGATCAGCTATATCGTCAAATGAGTGGCCCACACGTGAGTCGCTTTCTGACGAAGAAGCTTATTGATTCGGCCATTGAGGATGCTTTCCTCAAAGACCAGGATCAAATCTCTTCCATCTCTTGTTCCATTAATCTACAACCCGTTCAAGTGGTACCACTCGCCGAACCTTTGAAGGTCCGAGTGATTACGGAAGGGCTGGCGTCGATCCAGTCGTTGCGGAGAGTGCAAGCGCACTTACTCAAGATTGCCAAGAAGCGCTATAGTCTTCTTGGGAGTAATGTATCTCTCGCAGAACAGGTCCAAAGCATTTACATCCAACTTCAAAGGAAGCCGGACGCCAAGATGGTGTCGGCCGACTATAAATCAGCCACTGATAACCTACACATGGATGTTACCCAGATCGTCATGGCGGCCCTAATATCAACTGGGCCGTCCTGGTTAAAGCGCTACGAAAACGTACTTCGAAGTGAAGTCGGTTCCCATATGCTGTTCTACCCTGACGGCTCAATCATAAGACAGACTAACGGACAATTGATGGGTTCTCTCATCAGTTTTCCCATTCTGTGTATTGTGAATGAGTTTGTAATACGTCGGGCCATTAGATCAAATCGTAAGATCTTGATCAACGGAGATGACGCCTTATTTACAGCTAATGAGTTCGAGTACGGTAGGTGGAAAGAAATCGGTACGAAAGTTGGGCTTATTCCTTCGCCCGGCAAGAATTACTTTTCCAAGTGGTTCTGCACTATTAACTCTCGATTCTTTCATTTGGACACCTCTTATTTCGATATTGGTCCCTTTGGAAGGGGAGCCAATTCCACGGTGAGCGAAGTTCGCACAATAAATCTCGGACTGTTAGATCCGGTTTTAAAAGGCGAGTTTTCAATCGGACAATTGTACGATGAATTTAAGACGGCGGAAGATTCGTCGCAATCTTATCTTTGCTCCCTCTTTCGGCACCATTTCATGGATGCGTTGAAAAAGGACCCTCGGTCTCTGGACCTCCCCCGATCTCACGGAGGACTTTCACAGACTGGTCATAGGGATTCTTACCGTTTCCAGAAGTCTCATGCAACCCTCTACAGGCTACACAAGAGAGGTCAATTCTTGTCTAGTCGACCGACGGCGTCGAAAGAGTTTGAACGTGTTTTGATCAAACATCTCCACAGACTACCGCACTGGCACGTATTGCCAGCTAATGTTGACAAACCAAAGGTGATGTCGGACCTGCAAGGGTTCCACGATCGCTTTTGCTCTATCTTCACTCATTCGGTAACCAAACCTCCGAAGCGTGAGAAGGTATTGTTTTGGACGTTGCTGCACAAGGAAGCCGATCGCCGGCCTCTTTCCAAAGATATTTGGGAAAAGACGGGCGTGATCCATCATCAGTGTTACTGCCGCTCTTTCAAGCGGTGCTCCCGGAGATAAGTCTCTCGGCCCCATGACCTATATTTCTATAAGTACCTTGGTTGGAGAAAGCTCCAGTCCATAATCACTGTTAACAGTCTTATAGGCAACCTACGAGAGGC